TCGGAAAAATATGAGGAAAGACTTCGGCCAAGAGTTCCCGCAGCTCTGGGTCTCTGGTTTTCATGAGCGCCTTCCGTAATTTTCTGAGAGCGGCAACCTCGATCATGTAGATCGTGCTTTTCCCCACATCACAGAATGCCGCGATCTCTTCGAGGGTCCGGCGTGATCCGGGAGGCGTGGTCGCCCATGCTACCGCGATTCCAAGATCTGTGTCGGAACTACGAGAAAATTTCCGAACAAAGCAATCGAGAGAACCCCTGCCCGCGTTGGTATCGATCTTGTTTTTCATGCGTCCTCCTTCGCTGGCAGGGGCCTCTCATTGCGGACGTTCGCTGAAATAAGCTCGTTATGGGCCTGAATCGCATTGGTAATTTTCCGCATAAATTCGATAGTCAACTCACCATTATTCCATCCGAGTGCGACGGAGAGACATTCCGACTGCTTGGTTGATGCGTCCCGCCATGCGCCCCGATCCCGCTCCAGCTTCCGACAAAGTTCATACGCGTTCCCGTTCCTTCCCCCCGACCAAAGGCACGCCTTAAGGTGTGCATCAGTTTCCGGCGTATCTGTAATAATAGGGCGAACAAAGCAATCGAGCGAACCCCTGCCCGCCTTGGTGTCGATCTTGGTTTTCATGGTGTTTTTTTGGTGACTGGATCTTTAGCCTGAAGCATCGTCATTAGGTGATTTGCTTGCGATTTTGCGTCATCGAGTGCGTTGTGATGAGTGCCACCGCGCATCATCGGCACGTCGGGGTGCAGACTCTTAACCGTCCGATAACATCGGTCATTGTAGTATTTCCACGGTCGCCGCATTCGCGCGCGGTCGTAGGCATCGGATAGCAGCACGTTGTCGAAGCTCGCGCCATTCCCCCACACTTCGGCGTCGAGGGCATCCACCCATATCGAGAAGCGCATCAGCACTTCCGCGAGTTTGCCGCCGGGTTGGGTGATTTCTTTGCGCGCGTCGTCGTCCTGTTTCATCCACCACAGGACGGTCGAGACATCCATGTGCAGTCCGAGATTCACGCAGCTTTCGGCGTCCACGCGCTCATAGAAGCTGTCGAGAATTTTGCCGCCGCCGAACTTCACCGCACCGATGGCGACGATTACAGAGCCGGGTTTGTTTCCCAGCGTTTCGAGGTCGAGCATTATTTGAGGCGTTGCGCTCATGATTCACCCTCCGCCTTCGCAATCAGGATTTTCGACCAATCGCCATAGAGCCACCCGCGCAGGTTCTTCTGATCGGCATCAATGAAGATATTCGAGGCCTGGGCGCTACTCATCTTCAGGGTGGCCCCGATCTCAGTAAAGGTCATTCCCCCGATCCGTAGCTCGTAAATTCTGCGGCTCCGGAGCTTTGTTGAATCTGCGTTCATAAACAGTCACTGAGGCCACTTTTGCCTTCCTGGTACTCGATCGCCAGCGCGCACGCGTGGATCCGTTGATTCAGCTCCGAACAATCCGCCGCCGAGTTCAGGAACGGCTTGCGAGCAAACTCCCGCCGCAAGCGATCTAGGGCCGCTTGATAAAGCGCCCCGGCTTTCCCATAGAGCCGCGCGGGGCCACCTTCCGGTTTCCACCAACTCGCCGTCCAGGGCCAGCCCTCCGGCGCCGTGGTGCTAATATTGCCATTGGTCTGCACCTGGCGTGCGGCCTCTTTCACGTAAGCCGCCGCCGCAGACTCGAGTTCGCCATCGCAGTGGATGTCGTCATGCTCTTCGTTGTAGCCTTCCTGCTGCACCTGGCGCGCCCGTTCCTCCCGGATCCGGAGCTGCCCAAGGGTGGGTTCCTTGGCGGGAATGGGAGCCCTCTTGGCGGGAGCCCTCTTGGCGGGAGCCCTCTTGGCGGGAGCCCTCTTGGCGGGAGCCCTCTTGGCGGGAGCCTTCTTGGCGGGAGCCTTCTTGGCGGGAGTCTTTTTTGGAGTCTGCTTCATGGTGTGGTTTTTAGTTAGTTATTTTTCTGGAAAATTTTCTTCACTTCGACGTTTTCGCGCCTCGCGCTAGTAGGATCCTCCGCCCCGGGAGTTTCCCGCGCCGTCGGCAATGTAATCGGCCTCATCCGTCGCGAAGTAGCGCAGGCAGTCCACAGGATCCTTGCACGCGGCCTTCTCGCCATCGTGCCGGGTGTAAGTCTGCAAGGCCCAAATGAGGTTTTGACAGACCTCGGAGACGTAGAGGTTCGGTTCATTGAGCAGTGCGCAAAGCGGTTCCTCCGGATTCCAGGCCAGCAGATCATTAATCGCGATGACCCCTTGGTCTTCGGATATTCCAGACGCCTGGTCGAAGAGCATTGAGGGACCGACCAGCTGACCCTCTTTGTGTTGCTCGTCCAGGAACATGTCCATCAGCGACACGCCGCCCTCGTCCTCCGTGATGGCGCCGGCCTTGCCCGACCGGGGGTCAAACTTGCGTTCAAAGACGGTCTCCGTTTTCTCCACCTTCTGCCAGGCACCGTCTTTCCACAGCCAGCCCTCGGCCGAAAGGATGAGCCGCTTGTATTCGATGATTCCAAAACCCAGCGAGGGCTGGGCCGGCCCTTGTTGGCCGTCCCATTTGCGGCCATCCTCGGCCGTCACCGCCCACTCGCCGTACGTGGGCACATCGGGCCATTCGCGATAAATGAACCTCCGGCCTTGATCGTCCGTCAGAGTCCAGAGCTGGAACATATTCCGCGCCCCGGCGGGATCCGCGTAATGCCGGCGCGTTCCGGGCCCAGCCAGCACTTCGGCCATCTTCTCCCGATTCAACACATGTACCGCTGAGAAGCGGGGGAAACAACTGCCCACCGTGTTGCGAGCATAGCCATAAGCCCGCTGCTCGATCTCCGTGCTGGTGCGCCCGGCCAGCACCGACTTCATCCCTTCGTATCCGCCAAATGGGTTCATCTCGCTGAAGAAATACATGATGTTCGTATCCTTCAGGACCGACTTTTGCTTGTAAGGCATCGTGCCCGGCGGGCAGTCGGGCACGTGAACCTTCTTCGCTTCCAGCAGCTCGGCGGGCCGGGGCTCCACCGTGGCCGCTCCCAGCACCACCTCGCGCACCGCGGGCGTGATTCCTTTGATCGGCGTGTATCCCCAGATCATTTTTCCCTGACACCGCGGCAGTCGGTAAAGCAAAGTCTTCAGCCATCCGAGGGGCAGACTTTCATCCGCGCAAATCAGCGTCCAGCCCGTGCCCTCATAATCCCCGATGTCCTGCTTGTAAGCTCCGAAGACCCCGATCGATCCATTCGGCATAACAAACTTTCCATCCGAGAATCCATTGCCCACCGTGTAATTGATCTTCCGAACGCGATCGCGTTTCGAGTTGGGCACCCGCAATTCTTTGGGCAGATAGTGCCACACCACCGCATGATGCAGGAGGATCGACGGCTTCTCCGCTTCGTGCAAAAACAGCACCTTGCTGCCGGGCGTCTCACACATCGTCTCCACGCCCTTGCGGCACATATAGAATGTCTTGGCCGAACCATTCCCGCCGAACAACGCCAGCATGAGACTATCTTTCAACACCTCATCGGCATCGCGCCAGCAGTCCAGATAATAGCCATGCCGGAACGGATCCTCGCGCTCCAAGCGAATCAGATCCTCGCGCTCCAACAGCACCTCGCGCAAGCGCTCCGGATCCAACTGCATCGCCTGCTCCCGGGTGGGAAGCTTCAGCACAGGGTGCGGGGTGGGGGTGAAATCGCTCATCCGTCCGCCTCCGTAAGCGGCTCATGCACCGTGAGGCGCTGGGGCTGCAACGCCTGGCCGAAGGTGTAAACCTCCAGCCAGATCGTTCCGGTTTGATGCACGGCCAGGATCTCCTCCGGAGTCAGCTCATACCGGGAGATCACCGCCACCGCTGGCGGTTGATCGGGATCGATCTGATACCCGACCTTCACCGCCGGCAGCGGGAGGCATTCCGGCTGGTCCGCCGCAAACACGCTCTCCGGCAATTCCGGGTGACTTGGCAAGACAGGGCTGATCGCTTTCATTTCGTCGCCCCCTTCTTCGCCTTCGCTGCGGGTTTTCCAGACGCCTGCACAGAAGATTTCCAAGGAGGGAGCTTGAGCCCCAGGGCCTTCGTGGCGGTCTTGAGATCGGCGGACCAATCGTCCTCCCGTTGCCACCGGCGGGGACGGAGACGTTCAAAGAAAACTTCCAGAGCAAAGCCCCGCAGATCTTTACCGCTCGCTTTCGCAAAGTGTTTCCGCATGATCCCGGTCACCTCGTCGCCGTTCCCATTCGGCAAATCAACGCCCCGGCGCCTGATCACGCACTCGGCAGACTCCGAGATCTCGTAGTCTTCCATCATGATGTCGAATAAGAATTGCCAAAGCCCCGGACCTTCGGGCAGGGCGGCAACCTTGCCGGCCAGTTCGTCGAACTTATGCTGACGGACCTCGCTCTCTTTATCGGCAAGCTCCTCCTTTTCTCGCTCGGCTTTTTCTTCCGGATTCTCCGGCGCATCCTCGCCCTTGCCCTCCAGTTGTCCCAACTGCTCGAGCGCGGCCAGCACCGCAGGTTTGCTGTAAAGCTCGATCAGCTTCTCGGCCTCCCGGGGGCTACGGCCGTAAATGATGGGCGGTGCGGATTTGCCAAGCAACTGCTTCCAGGTCTTCCCGCTGACCTTCGACTCGTAACAATCTTGATCAATGACCACATGGGTTTCGCCATTGGCTCGGAAGGCATACCATGCCAGCACCTCGCGGCATTCCGCCAGGGTGAGGGCCTGCTTGCCGTCCTTGATGAGTTTTTCCCGTTCGATCTCCCAAGCCTGGTCAAACTTCACCCGGACCGCTTCGCCGGCGACCAAAGTTTTCGACTCACGAAAGGACATCACCGCCCCATCGTCGCCGTATCCCCCCTTGAGGATCTTCTTCGCCAGGGCACTCTGGGCCTTGGCCTCCGGCACGCTGGCGATCAGCGCCGCATGAGAGGGCGGGAGCTTGCCTTCCAGGGTGGCCGTCTTCACTTCCTCCGGGAGATCAAGCAAGCGCATCCGCTCGTAAACGAGGCTCTTGGAAATGTTCAGCCGGGTGGCCACCATTTCCACCGCTTCCTTAGCCTTCGATCCCTCGCCTTTGTAAATCCGGACAAGCTGCTGATATTTCTCCGCCTCTTCGATCGCGTTCGGATCTTCACGCTGGAGATTCTCCACCGCCTGGTCCTCGATCGCTTGCTTGTCCGTGGCCACCTTGATGATGGCCGGGACGGTGAGCATCCCCGCCATGCTGGCCGCACGCCAGCGGCGCTCTCCGGCAATTAGCTCATAGACGGGTTTCTGAAGAGCTTTCGCAAGCTTCATGCCCTCGGCTTGGGTGAGGCCCTCTTTCACCCGGGTGCCGTCCCGCGATAGCACATGGCAGACCCGCGGGTCACCATGTCCGTCCACGGCATACCCCGGATTTTTCCGCACAAGAATCGGCTGCAAGATCCCGCGGGCTTTCAGATCTTCGGCAAAGAGCTGCAAAGCTTCTTGGTCAAAATGTTTTCGGTTGAAGGGCGAGCGCCCAATCTGTTCCAGGGCCAGCATGGTCAGAGCGCCCTCCGTCGTTGTTGTCGTTTGGTTGGACATAAAAGTGTTAAAATTGGGAGGGGTTGAGGTTCACTATTGGCGCTTCTCTTCATCGTTGCTGTAGAGGGGCAGATCGATCTCGTTGCCTTCTTTGTCCACGTTTACAAAGCGGGCATAATCCTCCAGGAACCGCATGGCGAAGCCGCCCACCGGGCCATTGCGCTGCTTGCCAATAATCACCTCGGCCGCCTGGCGCTCATCTTTCTCCGCGCTGCTTTTCTTCGGCCGCCAGGGGAAGATCACGATATCGGCATCCTGCTCGATGGATCCGCTCTCACGCAGATCGCTAAGTTTCGGCGGACCATTGCGGGTCTCGGCCTCGCGGCCAAGCTGGGAGAGCGCGATGATGGGGAGATTTAATTCCTTCGCGCACGCCTTGAGCCCGCCACTGATTTCGGAGATCTCGATTTGTCGATTCTCCTGGCCGCGCTTCGTGGTCGAGCGCATGAGCTGGAGATAGTCCACCACGATGGCCCGGACATTGTATTTGACCACCGCCCGCCGGGCCCGGGAGCGAAACTCCTGAATGCTGAGCCCCGCAGTGTCGTCGATGTAGAGAGATTTTTTCGAGAGATCGATGCCGGTGCGGGCAATGCCATCCATCTGCCCCTTGGCCATAAACCCATCCCGCATCCGCTGGAGGTTCACCTTGCTGTTGCTGCAAATCTGCCGCTCCATCAGTTCCACTGCGGGCATCTCCAGGGAGAAGATGGCCACGGCATCCCCTTTTTTCATCAGCCGGGTCTCGCCCTTGATGAGCTGCCGCCGTTCGGTGGCAATGTGCTCCGCAATCTGCATGGCAATCGCGGTTTTTCCCATGCTCGGCCGGGCCGCGATAATAATGAGGTGTCCCTCGCGAAAACCGCCGGTCATGCGGTCGAGATGCACGATGCCTGTCTCTTGACCGATCGTCCGTCCGCGGGATTTGAATGCGGCATCCATACGGTCAAGGGCCTCCATCACCGTCGGCCCGATCGGCAGGAGAGCATCAGCGCGCTTGCTATCGGTGCGCAAACGCATCATGGC